CCAAACTTACATACACGCAAACCTGGTGTATTACCGTCTTCTTGAACATCCGTGTACGCACGTTTCATTTTGCATCTGTCGCAAACCTGAATCGTTAGTACCGCATTTCCACGAGTATTGAGCCATTTCATCTTGTATATACACTAATGTTTGGTGCAAAGTAGATAGGTGATTTATCACGTTCTTCTTCTTGCACAATATGTAAATATTTCTCTGCCTGCTGTTCACAATAAGCAATACGAGCAGGGTCAATCTGCGGTAATTCCATTGCCATTTGATGTGCCAACATATTCTGAATTGCTAAATACCATCGCTGTGGAATCTCAATAGAGCCATTTAGTGCGCCAACATCTTGTATGTAACGTGTACACCATGCCACGATTTGTGGCGAATAAATTTGTGGGGTGGGCCAAAGCGTCATCGTTGGTTGCGGAATCGTTCTATTCAACCAATACTGCAACGGATAGTTATTTAAAAAGTTTTTGTTTGGCAAATTAACATAATCATCACGGTTCATACGGAACATCGGTATTTCTGTTGGGTTAGAACCAAAAATAACCTGATAAACACCCATGTTTGCACCACTAGTTTGTAATATTCTCCAATACGGAGCACTAGTAGATGGGTCTAAATCGTTATAAATCCACTGTCCTGTTACCCAAGATGTTGTGGTAGGGGTTACTACAGTTGTCCATGTAGAACCGTCTAATGATGATTGTATTTGATAATTAACCGTACCTGTAATTGCAGGCAAAATGCCTATGGTTGCCATGTAAACAGGATTTTGTGTGCCATTATTCATGCCAATATAGCCTGTATTGGTACTTAGTTGGCAAATATTCGTATATGCGCCATCAAAAGCATTAGCAACTGTGCCTGAAGACGAAAATGGATTATTGGTATTAATTGTTAAATACCGATAATTGGCATTTAATACATCATTTGTACCCACAGGTAATAAATATTCGTATTGGTCAGGATATAAACCAATAACATTCTTTTGAATAGCCCAATACTGAACACCATAATTCACTAAATTAGATAGCAAATAATAGAGCGATTGTTTAGATGCAAAAATTTGCTCAGACGTTAACTCTTCAGCAAGTTTTCCTGCCCTTCTAGCACCACTGTCTATTAGGTTTTGAACCGTTACGACTGTGGTAGATACTGTTCCGCTTGTAGCCATTACCACCCCTTGATGTCATATTTCTTCTTTGGTTGTCCACCATCTTTGCAATTCCAACGTCTTAAGGATGCTTTTGCTCTAGGAGCATCACCTTTAGCGTGGTCTACAACGCCTTGCATCCTTGCACAAAATGATTTCTTGCGAGAACCACCTTGTGGCTGAGGTGCTTTTAGATGACTTCCTGTTTCTCGGTTGTATTTGGCTCTGCCTTTTTCTGTAAGACCTGCGCCTTGTTTTGTCGGTAATTTTTCACCCCTTCCAACAGAGAGAGATACACCTCCGCCACTTTTATGGCGAGCAGTTTTAGCAGACTCAATAAATGCCTCTTTAGTAGGAGCGCCTTTGCTACTAGGTTTGCGCATATGTTCTTTACTTCCATGGGCTATCCTCTCTTGTTTAGCATGAATGTTGGCATAAAGACCACCGCCATCTTTTTTCTTAGCACTACGCTGTGTAGCGTAAGCAATTGCTACCGCTTGCTTAGGTTCTTTACCTGCACGAATTTCTGTAGAAATATTTTTCTTGAACGCTCTTTCAGATTTAGACTTTATCAAGGGCATAATTAACTTCCTGTGCCAACAACATTATTATTATTTTGAATCAATTTACCTGTAATGATAACCCCTGCAGAAATTGTTCCTGTACTTGTAACAAGTTGCCATTGAATGTCCGTTTTTTCAGCGTATAAAAACGGATTTGCTTGTCTTTGCGCTGTATAAATTGATACAAACGGTTGTTGTAATACATTTAATTTTACACCTGTAACATTGTTAATTGCTTGTACCTTGTAAGTAACAATTGTGCTTCCTGTATAACTATTTGATGTATTTACTTCAGCTAAATCTAAATAAAATGTATATCCTGCAGGCACGGTAAATATAGTGCTTTGTGATTTACTAATTCCTGCATTGATTTGTGCGACCACGTTTGATGATTGCTTTAATGTAATTACACCGACGTTTGTTGTTTGTCCTGTACCTGCAGAAATTAAAACCAAACTATTTACACGATAATAGCTATTTAAGGTTGTTACCCCTGTAACGCCATTCATTTGTAAAGTTTCGGATATTTGATTAAATCCTGAGTCCAATCCACTAATTAACACCTTAGCAACCGTATCATCAGATGCGGAAGTACTTGCAAGGGTTAGTGTAGATGCACTTGTAATGTAAGTATACGTTGTAGCATTTTCCCAAACAGGAATGCTCGTAGTTGTTACAGATGCTTGATAACCAAAAATGTTAACCTGTTGGTGTCCATATATTTGGTTTCTAGCAACTTGCAAATCAAATGGTTCATATGCACCACTACGAGTTACAGATGACACGACATTATTGCTCATATAAATTCTCCAAATTTAAAAAGTGGGGGATTAAACCCCCTACCTTTTAGTAGTTACACTTGCCACCTTTTTTATGATGCGTAGAAATCTTGCTCTTAGCATGACCTCCATGCTTCATTGGGTGATGGTCAATATGAGTATGCCCATGGTCGTGCTTGCCTGCATGATGATGCATCGACTTATGTCCGTGGTCATCATGTCCGTGCGTCGTATGATGCTGTACATGACCTCCATGAGCGTGATGCTTAACATGACCACCTTTTTTGTAACCTGCAGGGGCTTCATGAATTTCACCTGTCTTACCTGCTTTGTGGTGTTTAGCACTACCGTCTTTCATGTCATTTAAATAGCGATTTGCAACGCCTTCAGGCACTGTTCCGCCTTTAGCAAACTTATGCATTTTGCCACCGTGCTTGTATCCAACGCCTTCAATGCCACCTGATTTAGTATGGAAAGATTTAGTTTGTTTTGCTTCAACAACTTTATCTTGTACATTAACCTTTGGTTTTAAAGTGCCTTTAGTTTGGAATGCATCGCCCTTAGAGGCTAATCCGCCCATCGCTTTGTGCATCATCTTGCCACCATGCTTAAGTTGTGCGCCACCTTGATGGTCTACAGCCATTGTACCGCCACTAGCTTTACACATTTTAGCCATATGCTTATGATGTTCATGCATCTTTTTATGATGCGCAGAACCGCCTTCTGCATGTTTTGTAGCGTGATGTTTAGCCATATGCATATGATGCTTATGTGTACCTTCAGGATGACCTGATACATGGTGTGCTTTACCGCCATGAGCATAGCCAGGACCTTCTATACCGCCTGTCATACCCTTGTGGTGTGGCTTACCTTCACCTAACAATCCACCCATTTGTGGCTTATACATACCACCTGATTTTAAACCGTGGTGTGCCTTAGATGCTTTCATGCCTTCATGATGCTTAAGTTCTTTTTCAATCTTATGCATTTCATGCATTTCTTTGCGTTCCATTGCTTTAGATTCGCCACCTTCAGCATGATGTGCTTTACCACCATGCTTACGAGTTAACAAAGCAGGTTGCATTGCCATAGCACGACGCATTGGCATCGCTCTTTTCATAGGAACTTGTGCCATCATAGGATTACCACCCATAGCCATATGTTTCTTATGGGCATGACCGCCTTTTTTCATACTTTCATGCTTAAGTTCATCAGCAGAAGGTTCTGTTGTCATCATTTTTGGTTCACGACCAAATTTTCTAGTTGCCATAATAATATTCTCCTATTAGGCTTGGGCAATGCCAAGTAAGCCAGTTGTGGTGGAATTTGGACCTACTTGAATAGCCGTTAAACCTAGTGTTAGAACTAGTTTATTTGAACCATTCAATGTTCCAGCGGGTGTATATGTTCCACGGGTATCTGCTGTAACAGAGCTTGATACCATCTGTGGTACTAATGTAGCACCTGATGAATAAGAACCTGATACGTTAACAAATGTTCCTGCTAAATAGTTGGCTTGGGATGTTGACAATTTACCTGTTGTTGCAGATACATATGTCCACCAATAGTTTGTTCCTGTTGCTAATGGAGCAGGAACTGTACCTGTAAATTGCACAATCGTACCACTTGCAGGAGCGTATCCAACGGTAACAACACCAGGGTTTGCTGTTGTTATGCTTGATACAGTTTGGTTGGAGTAAGTTGTTGTATTGGTATAAAAAGCATATGCTAAAGTTCCTGAATCTATAGCGACTGAACCTGTAAATCCTGAGTCAATAATATAAGCTTCATCACTAATACGGCATGGCAATCCTAATGCAGTTGTTGTATCAACCGATACTGCTACGGTAGTTGCAGCACTAAAGGCAATACTATAAATTTGGAAGAATGCTTTTCTTCCTTTGGTTTGTGTAGAAGCTACA